CTTCGCTCCCTCCCGGAATATGCCGCTGGCAAGATCTCCACTGCTGGTGCTCTTCGTTAACAAATCATCACCATTAATCAAGCACGGGTGCTTGCGCCACTCTTTCACGGTGATGACCCTTTTCTCAAGAAGGGAACTGAGGGCGAGATCGACGACGGTTTTGTTGATTAGGCATAACAGCGGAAAGCTCATGGGGCTACCCATAGGCTGACCGCTCGCAGCTGACACGTAGGATTCCTCTGTATCAAGCCATAGCTTGAGGTCTCCTACTACTCTTAAACACCTAATCTCCTCTTCTGTCAATCCCTCAGCTCTTTCTATCAAAATTTCGATAGCTCTCCGTACGTACGCTATCTTAATCTTGTCAGTTGCCTTCTCGTAGTCGAAAGACAACCATTGCTTTCCCTCGGCCGCTTGGTCGAGGTGGAGAAGCCGCTCATGGGTCGGGCTACCCACAAGAAGCCATCCCTTCCTTTCAATCGATCCGTAAAGCGCGCGGTGTAGCGGGGTCAGAACGGAGATATTGTAACCTGAGTACAATGTCACGATCCTGAACTTCCCCGAGCTAAGCACACCTGTGGGTTCGCACCGGTCTGAGAATTCTTCCTCATTCCAGTTCCCACCAACGCACCGCGTGTTATTCATCGTGGCGTTCCCATTAGGGACGTAGGGGCGCCACGCAGCGGAACGATTCCATCCCTGTTCGACGTTAGAGCGGAAAGCCTTAACGAACCTTTCCAAGTGCTCCTCATCTACTTCTTGAGGGGATAACCTTTCATTTGTCCAAAGATCCATCCTGTCATCCGGCAGGTTTTTGCAGAATTCACAGGTTCTTTTCTCCACCTTGGCGGTGGTTTTGATGGACAGCGCGTCAGCTAAGGTAAGCTGTGTTCCGCTGAACATTGAAGTCACTGCCGCACGGAGTGAACCGCACGGGATGACATCCGGTACCGACTGAGTCGGCTTCAAAGACCGGTCAATCCCTAAGAATTTCACAATCTTTTGCGCCTTCCGTTTATTACTAGCGAGGTTGGCGCACTCCTCGCGTAACTGTTCGTCCTCCAATGATTCATCTTTAAGGACCGCGAACAGATTTCCCTTTGTCTTTTCTTTTTCCCGACGAGCCCTTCGAGAATTTAATCCCGAGATGGCCGGGCATGGGTTAGGGTCAACCCAGCAGGCGTCCGAGGGTAGATTTTGAAAGGTGCCCCCCCCGGGAAAGCATCCTTGGTGCTTCTTTTTCGTTTTACCTGCAGCACGACAGGTAACCTTCTGACGTCGACCGAAGCACTTATGATCGGACGGCTTCCATGCCGCCCCACTAGTGTCTCCCTGGCAGGGTTGCCCCAATAGGGAACGATCAACCGCACGGGCCGCGTGGTCAGAAGGGACAACACTTGAAAGAATCCCGTCAAGCTTACGCGAGGCGAGGTATGAAATCGGTGTTGTCATTTTCGTTGTACTTTCATATGTCAATTTTTGTTAGTTTTTGTCGCACGGGTTTTCTTCCCACCGACAGTGGCTTTGATAAGAAGTCTGCTCTTCCCCTTGCGGTACCCCTTTAACGATGGGGTGACGTGAGACTGTTTCTTTTGTATGCGGTATGACAGACAAATCCCGCTTCGGAATGACTAATTCCGGGCTATTTGGCGCCCAGGGGCCGGTCCCTTCTTGTCACGAGTCAGGTTACAAGACTATAAAACCGAGGCAGTGCTTAACGGCGC